AGTTCTTGGTACTCGCTAAGTCGTTGAATTCCTCTAAGGGAGAAGTTGGATTCACTGGCTTGTTCTGAGAACGAGGAACTCTCAGTGAGACCAGAGAAACTACACTTGTTAACAATATAAAAGGCAACAGCACGTCCAACTTTCGATTCTTCTGGGTCATTAATAACATCCTTCATTGATTGGAATAAACATCTAGCAGAATCTGGATTACAGTGAACTCCTTTTAAGTTCACAAGTTCCTTCTGCATCTCTGAACCATTATGTTGTAACTCACACCAAAAGTTATACAATGGTTCATAGAGATCATTAACCCACACTTCAATGTCTGGGTATTTTTTTGTAACTTCTATTGCTACTGAACCACCACCTATGAATGGTTCACGATATTCTCTATAGGTGCTAAGGTCAGGGAAGAACTGAAACAGTTTAACAACTGCCCTAGACTTACCACCTGGATATCTTAATGGTGTCTTTAATGATTTTATTGTGCTAGGCATAAATCAAATCATGTAAGGTGAATAAACTCTTTAATTCTACATGTGCATTTCTCAATGCAGGTTCTGCTTCTCCATCATTCTGTCTATCAACAATAGTAACTATACGATCAACACTTAAACCTGCTTGATCACGTAATATATTAACTGCCTTAATAGCAGAAGTAGCAGTGGTAACTACATCCTCTAAAACAACAACCTTAGAACCTGCTGGTGGTAGTGGACCTTCTATTTGCAATTCTGTACCATGTCCTTTAGGAAACTTACGAACAATCAAAGCATCCAATGGTCTCCATGTTTGAAATGAATGCATAGCAACAGCAGACACTAAAGGATCAGCACCCAATGTTAGACCAGCAACTGCAACAACATCTGGATCTATAAACTCCAGCATAGATGATGCTACATTATAAAGACCCTCACCTGAGAGAGTTACATTCTTACAGTTAACATAGTGTTCTGTTTTTTGTCCAGAAGAAAGAGTAAAGTCACCTTTCTTATAGCATCTATCTTTTAGTAAAGATAACAAGTGATGATTTGGTATCATTTCCATTCTACTCCTAACATAATTTCGGTTAAACAAGCGAGTGTATTAATTTCTTGATCAGCAACAAACTGAATTTGATACTGATACTTTGCTATAATTATAACAATATTTGGTATGGATTTACCAGTAGCATGTTTGTACATTGTATCATACAACCTACGCATGACTTGATATGGATCGTGATCCATGTGCTGATTAACCCAATGCTTAACAGTCTTATAATCACGTGCCTTCATTGCTCTAACAAGTTCTTCAGTTTTAACATCACTGATATCTGTTAGAATATCTGACTGGATGCTACCCTTAGCAGCATGTCTCTGAGTCTCATTAAGTAACCTTCTCCAGTCTGGATAATATCTATTGATAAGTTTAGCAAGAACTTTATCTTGATATTCAATAGATTCTTTTTCTAGGATATCTTTCAATCTCTGAAAGAAAGCAGCACTAAGGACTTGTTGTTCTGATTTATTAATTCTAAAATCAACAACAGTACACCTAGAATGAATAGGTTCAATTAACCTATTAATAAAATTACAGGTAAAGATAAATCTACAATTAGAATGATACTCCTCTATTGCTGCTCTAAGGATCATCTGAACATCAGAAGTCATATTGTCTGCCTCATCCAGTATGACCACCTTGTGAGTCTTTCTAGAGGTCAATGAGACGGTTGTAGCAAACTGCTGTACTTTGTTCCTGATAGTATCAAGGTATCTCCCTTCATCAGAACCATTAATTACGATGTAGGTTGCCCCCAATTCCTCACAGATAGCTCTAGCAACTGTTGTCTTACCAACACCAGCAGATCCAGATAACAAGAGATTTGGAATCTCTCCTTGTTTGAGAAATCCAAGGAAAGATTTCTTGCTACTCTCTGGCAGTATACAATCATCAATTTTCCTTGGTCTATACTTTTCTACCCATAAGAATTCTTTACTCACTTAACAGGCTCCAGTGCTACGTAGTACTTTAATTTTATATCAGGAAATTTATCAAGTTTAGTAACTACCCATTCCGATAACAATTGTTCTGAGACACGAACTGAATAATCAACCTTACCTTTAGTGTAGATGAGAAGATTATCCATCTTAAGTGTTAAATCATATTCTCCATCACATTCAGGATTTTCTGGATTGAATTTAGCAGTGTTAGCAGTCTCATTCTCAGCATCACAAAGTTTAACATTAACCTTGTTATCTTTACTAAGAAACTTAATATCATTAAGAGACATATTAGCAGAACATTGTCTCATTGCATTAAGCATATCATTAGGAATATCAAATGATATATTTGAACCTGGAAAATTAACTTGTAACTCAGGTGCTACCTTTAATGTAATCTCTGGATCACTAAAATAATATCTAATAACTGCTGAACCATTCTGATTACGAATGTTTACATAATCCTCATTTAAAAATTCTAAAGTTGGTGGTACAGTAAGAAGACCATTACTATCATAACTGTACATGGAATCTATCGCCATGTTGAATTGACTCAAGTCATAGATAGCAAAATCTCTTGGCCAAAATTCCTCACCTTCAAACTCAGCAAGAACATTCTCTGCGTTAGCAATTGTTTTAATTGTGTTTCCTTTCTTCATTACTATCGAGGAATTAATAGTAGCGAAATTCTGAAGGACGTTTCTAGTTAGTGGTGTTAATGTTACTATGCTCATTTATCATAATCAACGGTGAATGATGTAGATCCAGTCTGCAATGATTGATGTTGTGCAGTCTTATCATTGAAGTGGAGTAGAAGCAGACCGTAATGAATAATCTTAATGATATCCTTACGTGCTGATCCTTTTCTGTCGTAACGTGATGCATACTTTAGAACATTACTTCTACAGAATGCTTCAGCATCTCCCACAGAATCAATGAGGTCAAGAGTCTGTACGTTTCCTACAGAATAATGACCTCGGTATGTCTGGCTAATGTAATCGTGGATCTCCTTCAGGAGTTCATCTTCATTGTACTTCAAGGGTTCCATACATATCTTATTTCATTATGATAACACCTTATGGTCGATCCGTCAAGGGACTTAATCAAAATCTGATGGGTGGGACTAGAAGGAGTACCAACTCCCTCTAGAATTCTACCTGATCTACCATCCTTTAGGGTTGCTACATGCCCTAGGTAACCGTTCTTACTGGTCATCGGATTCCTCGCTAGATACTTCTGCGTCAATTTTGTCGTATAGATCAATGAATGATTGCTTAGTCTCATCATCAAATCTATTTACACATACTCTGATTGCTTTGAGTCTATCATTCCAGATTGCAAAAGCACGAATGATGTGTACAAGTCTACGAGTTGAAATAATCTCATCGATACCACCATCCTTAAATGTTCTACGAATGATGTCTGACCACTGTGCTAGATTCTCACAGAATTTCTCATCAAGTACACCTAGGTTAGCAGATACTTTCTCTAGAATTCTCTGCTCAGTCTTAGGAGTAGGATATTCTTGCTCAAATGTTAGAGCAAATCTTTCGAGAAAGGCTTCGTTGAGCACGTTAGTTCCAATGAAACGTCCATCATCTGAACCTTTACCTTTTGTATTCGCTGTTGCGATGATATTAAATCCTGGTTTTGGTTGAACGAGTCTTCCCACCTTTTTAAGGAAAACACCTTTTCCTTCAAGGATTGATTGAAGGCAGAGGATTTTGTTGGAGGCGAGGTCGATTTCATCAAGTAACAATACAGCTCCTCTGTTGAGAGCTTGAATAACTGGTCCGTCATGCCAGACGGTTGCACCATCAACAAGCCTAAAACCGCCAATGAGATCATCTTCATCTGTTTCAATTGTAATATTTACTCTGACTAACTCTCTACCCAACTGAGCACAAGCTTGCTCAACTGAAAATGTTTTACCATTACCTGAGAGACCAGTAATGAATGTAGGATAGAACATCCTAGAACTGATGATCTTCTTTACATCAGAGAAGTTACCAAACGGTACATAGTTTGGATCCTTAATTGGGACAAGGTTTTGCTCTACAGCAGGTACAGCAGGTAGACCCTCATAAACTCTTTCAAGTTTTTCTGCTACAGATAGGTTCCACTTACCTTTAGAAACCTTATTGTAGTTTGGAAGTTTGTTAAGACGCTTAGTTAGACTCTGGACTTTTACATCAAAATGTTGTGCAGCAGCCTTCACGTCCAATGTAGTAATCTCAGACTTACCTGAAAAGAAGTCATTTAGTTGATCGTTTGAGAATTTAGATTGGAAAGGCATTGGATTTCTTGTGTATGATATAAGTATAGTAGATTTTGTGGTACGTTCAAGCCACAGGTGGCCAGTTTGTTAACTGACCATTCCTGCGAATGAACTGAGGACTTTTTTATTAGTGGACTTATTCTTAAGCATCTTTTTAAATGCTCTAGTAATCTGTCCTTTAGAAGCACCATCATTAACTTGGAAATCAGTCTCTTCATCTAAAGATTCTAACCTCAAAGCATACAGTGCAGAATAAGCTACAGCATCAGGAATGATTGCTGACTTATCTTTCTTCCACTGTCTTTGTATCTCATCATATTGAGTAGCATCAGCATAGTGAGATACAAAACTTGATAGTTCAGAACCTTTACAAATTCTCATTCCAACAACATTAACTTCTGGGAACCTATCTCTCAACTGAAGGATTAAGGTATTAGTTACATGAGTGTAGGAAGATAGAAACTGAGGATAAACTCTTCCAGTCTTACGATCTCTTAGTATGCAATACTCACCAACAGATACTACACGTAGAGTTTCATCCACATCATATGAATTCATGGTCTTCTTACCATAAGATGCATAGGTGCTTTCTCCATCAGATAAGATAACTACATTAACTTTCTGGAGATCATTAGATGTTTTGAACTGTGGAATTATATAGTTCAAAGTAATGATCGCTTCATTCAATGGAGTTCCAGATAACTCAAGTCCAGTTGTAGGTCTGTATGTTACTTGCTGACCAGTGTACTGGAATGATTCATACCAGATATTCAAACACTGTCTCTCATAGTCACGTGCATTAGTACGTGAAGAGATTAAGTTAACCATACTAAATTCATTTGGATCTACATATAGTTCTCCTTCTACAACATTAGAATAATCTTTTCCACCATAATACCAATTATCACGATAGGGTTGATCTGTATCATTTTCCTTTATTCTGTTAACAATTCTCCACTCATTTGTAAAAGCATAAACTTCAAATGGGATCTGAACCTTCTTACAAAAAGCAGTCAGGTTAAGCATTTGCTTAACAGTTGAATGTAAGCAATGAGCCATAGATCCAGACCAATCTACTACAAAGATTAGACCGTGATTCTTACCATCAGGTAGAACTGTTACCTTCTTGAAAAGGTCTTCGTTATACTTGTAAGTGTGTAACCTCGCTGTGTCCAATACTCCAGTCCTACTAGTAGCAGCACGAGCATAAGCATCAGCAGACTTTCTGCACTCGAATTCTTTAACAAGATAATTCACCTCCTTTTGTGATTGCTTACGAAACCTTTTGTATTCTGCTTCAACAGCAGAATGGTTTAAACCATAGTAATAAGAATACTGATGATTCTCCATGTGTTCTTTCTGATCTTGGATGTAAAGAGAACGTCTTTCATCAATCCAATCATGGACTTCAGACCAGTCTACAATAATTTTATCAGTATCTAACTTTTTAGGTAACTCAATGTACTGATTTGGTCTTCCGTGATAATTCTTACGACTTAATTTCTCGGTTTGCTCATCAAAAGATTTCTGAGTTCTAGTATCATCATCTAAAGGATCATAGTGCTGACCACCTGATTGTCCACCAGATCTGTTAGAACCCTCTTCACCTTCACCTTGATTATCAGGATTAGATGCTTGAACTTCATCCTCACCTTCACCTTCACCATCAGTAGGTTTCATGTTAGGTGATTCTAGTTCATCTCCATTATCAGATGATTTGTTCTCAGAAGATCCTTGTGCTGTTCCTTGCTGTGCTGATTCCTCTTTCTTCTTATTCTGATAAGCATAAACATCATTAGCAATATCACAAACTTCTTGAAAAGTTTCTGCTTGTTGTGTACGTGTTACAAATACCTTCTCTTCTTCTGTGAAAGGAATCATTGCATAAGCACCAATCTTACAGTGAAGATTGATACGATCAACCAACGAGAACTCTTGAATATCTTCATCAACAATACCAAAAAAGTCTTGGTCAGTTAATTCTCTGTAGGCAGTCGCAAAGATTTTTGGTAGACCAGCATACTTACGTTTGATTAGTTTCTCAATACGTGCATCCTCGATGATGTTAACATAATCCATAGGTGCATCACCTATAGGATCTTCATCTGGTGTCCACAATGCATGACCTACCTCATGTGCTACAAGTAGATCGTATACAGTGTTACTAGCAAGATCCCACTTAGGAAGTTGAAGAACTCGTCTATGTACATCAAAAGATGCTGTTGAAATATCTTCACGATGCTCTACGATAAGGTTCTCTGTAGCAAGAAGTTTTGCTAAGTTACCTTTGATTTCGTTCTGTAGAGTCATGCGTTTCTTTGTTTGATATACCTATATTACACTAGAAAGCCATGACGTAAACCACCTAGTGACCAGTTTGTTAACTGGCACACTAGTATTCAGATATAGTACTGTAGTTCTTTGGTTTCTCCACAATAAGAGTACGATCAAACTTATCACTCATAGATTCCTTATGAGAGATCACAAATACATTAGTGCTATCATCGAAATTACGTAAGATCCAACCAAGATCAGAAGAACCAGATTGATCAAGCGAGCCGTCAAAGATTTCATCTAGAATAAGTAAATTAGTGTCCACACTATTTTTAAGTTTAGCAATATTTCTCCAAGTAAGCAAGAGAGCAATATCTATACGTGCTTTCTCACCCTCACTGAAGCTTTCATAGGTGAAGATGTCTCTGTATCTAGACTTAATAGTTTCTTCAAAGTTCTCATCTAAAGTAAAATTGACATAAAACTCCATACCCTGAAGGTATTTGTTGATGAGTTTATTCATCGTAGGAAGATATGTCTTGATAATTCTTGTCTTAATACCACTGTCTTTTAAAAGTTTACTAGCAACAAACAATGTATCTTTATCCTTCTTGGTAGCAGCAAGTGAAGTCTTAGTATCATTGCTAGTTTCTATAAGTGTTTTGAGTTTCTCAAACTCTGCTTTTTTATCAGTAGTATCTTTATTCAGTTCATCTATCTCAAACTCAATATCTTTGATGATATCTCTAGTGGAACTGATCTGGAAATTCAACTGATTAATAGCAGAATTTATTTCAATTACCCTACCAGACAAATGAGTAAACTGTTGTTCTCTATCTTCTTCTTCCTTAATAGACTGTTCTAGTTCTGCATACCCTTTATCGAGTTCAGAGATTCTTTCTTCTGTAGAAGAAATCATCTGGAGCTTATGCTCCTCACCAATACCCTGACCACACTTAGGACAATTCTCTGTATCATGGAAGAACTTATGATCTCTCTTATGACTCTTTAATTTTTGATCAACCTTGGTTCTAAAACTATAAAGTTTTTTCAACTTCTTAGATACATCAGATAGTTCTGTTAACTGTAACTGTAGTCTAGCAGCATCCTTATTATGTTCTTCTATTGCCTTCATTGATACTGTCTCATCACCCTCTAGTTCTACTATCTTATTCTGTTTTCTTTCTACCTCTGCTTGAGTCTTCTTCTCCAAGTCTAGCATATAACTTTTTTGAAGATCTATCTGTTGCTTCTGTACATTCAACTCACCTTCTAGTTTATAGAGTTCATCTCTATTCTCTCTAACCTTATCCTTTAGCAAGTCATTCATAACTGAGAAGATCTGAATGTCTAAGATATCCTCAATAATCTCTCTACGTTGGACTTGTGGTAGTCGCATAAAAGGAACGAACGTAGATGATCCAAGCACCACAACTTGTGTGAATGACTTGTACGACATTCGTAGTATGTTCTGTTCTAAATTCTTTTGCTGTATTGCTACTGTATGATCCTGATCTAAAGGTTCACCATTCAAATAGATTATAAACTTGTTAGGTTTGATACCACGTATGACTGTATACTTATTCTTACCAATACTAAACCCCAACTCAACAACACAATCCTTTTCATTAATGCTATTGATTAAAGCAGACTTACTGATCTTACGAAAACCTCTGCCAAACAAAGCAAAGGTCAACGCATCTAAGATGGTTGACTTACCTGCACCGTTTGCTCCGATGATAAGATTGGTTTTATTTTTGAGTAGGTCTATCTCCGAGAAGTTATTTCCTGTAGATAGAAAATTCTTCCAACGAACTTTTTCAAATATAATCATAAAATGCGTGGAGGGATAATCAAATCATCCTTATCATAAACTACAAATTGGGTTTGTTGGTGTGTACAAGCAGCCATTATAGCATCACTATCAACATCAATAACATCCAGTTCTGGTAAATCAAGTTCATTCAACTCATCAACCATGTAAGCATACCTTTCGGCATCTTCTTCCTCTGTAAACATAGGAACAACCTGATCCTCATCTGGTCCCATGACCGAGAAGATCTTCTCTGGTTTACCTGTTAGACAAAGGATGAACATTCATACTACCTCGCATGACTCTATGTATAAAGATTGCATAAGTCTCTTGAGGTCGGTTTTATCTACAGAGATATCAACATCATCAATGTATTCATTAAGAAGTGTTAATGTATCTTTGACTTCAATATCAGAATCACTATCATCTGTATCAACCAGTGTCTCAACAGTTTTCACATCATGGACACCAACATGATAGAGATTGTCGAGAAGGGTTTCATACTGTGAGTAATCTCTCTTCTCTTCTACAATGATTTTTACAAAGGTATCCTTGTGCTTATCGTAGTCATAATCAGAGTAATCCTTCTCTACATCATTATAGTATATCTTGGTGAAAATTTCAAATGGATTCTTAATCCACTTAAGCTTATCAGTCTCTGTATCATATATGTGAAACCCTCTAGGATCCTTATAATCATTCCAGAACATCTGATAGGGGTTACCTAAGTACTGAACATTTTTCTTCTTTGATCTATGATGGAAATGTCCTGACCACACACGATCAAACCTATTGAAATCTTTAATAGCACGACCACCTTGGAAATGCATACCAGGTGTTACTTCAAATCCATCTATCTCTAAATGTCCACAACATATATCAGCATTACTTTTCTGGATCATCTCCTCAGATACTTCTTGGTTAGCACCATTGATCCACGGTAATAGTAAAAAGTTCTTACTACCAAACGAACACTCGTATGGTTCACTGAACACTTTAATATTATCGTACTGTTCTAACAATAACTCAGGGGAATTAATATGACTACTATTCTTATAGTATGTCGTATGATTCCCTAGAATCATGTATACATCATATGCTTTAAGTCTGTCGAAATAGTCAGTCTTAATCCTTGCAAGAGTATTATAATCCAGAGACTTTCGATTATCAAATGTGTCGCCAAGATCAAGGACGGTGGTGATACCTTCTCTTTCAAGAGTAGGGAAAAAGATTTCATCATAAAATTTTTTAAAAAATGCCCAGAATGCAGCAGAACCTTTACGACCATCTAGGTGCTGGTCTGTGATGATTGCTATCTTCATTTCTTTGTTGTGTTACTGCGTGTTCTGTTTATAATACTGATAAACTTATCACCAGCAAAGTGTCCACCTAAGCAGACATCTATCTCATCACCATCCTTCCAATTAACTTCACCATTCATTTTGGTGTGTTGCATTAGGACTGCTATCTTATCTATAACGTCTTGTGTTAATCGCATATGCTGCTTTAGTGTTAGGATAAAGTTCTCTAAGTTTTCTTACTACTGCTAACTGTATTTCAAGTATCATAAGGTTGTATAATAATGCGATTATGTTCAAAGTCTGCTATGAATTCTAGATGAACATCATGTGGCCACATCAATTCCTCATATAATGCATTGAGTCGATCCATGTCTTCCCACAAATCATTTAAGTGTTTGGGTAAATGATCTTCATCCATCTTTTTGTATCCTCCTAGGTACTTTAATTGTCCATGCTGGTGATACTAGATCAACCATTTCAAATTCACTTCTTGCCTTCTCTCTTAGCTTTGCTGCCTTCTCATATTCTTGTAATTCTTTTTCACGTCCTGGTTCTGGTTGTATCTCACCATAGTGAGGATCCCAAATCTCAGGGTGCTCATGATTTTCAAAGAACTCAAGTATAGCTTGATCAATCATACCATACATTGTGTCCCAAGTCAACGTCCTCCTCAAAGTCTCTGCTAAGAACTCATTTTGATTGACGGACATCTCTTGCTTAAGGTGTTGTCCTCTAGCCCATACCAATTCGTTAAGGTCAATTGTTATCTGTACACGATTGTGTACACCTGTATCATTATTATATGGTTCCATTATTCAAAGTCTATGGTAACTTCATCAGTATCTTTATTAGGATCATTGAGATCAGGAAGATGTGGTTCTACCCAGTGATCTTTATTATCAATGTTTGCTGCTTCAACATACCTCATAATATGCTCATCGATTTGATGGTAGATAGGATGTAGATTAAGATCCATGTTAATATCATGTGCTATATCTGCTATCTGTGCCTCTGTAAGGCAGTGATCAGGATGAGTCAGATTACATGCTGGTATTCTCTGCTCTATTAGTTCGTTGAGATTGATACGAATCTCATAGTCTCTGTATACAGGCATCAATTCCACTCCAATGCTTCAGAACAAATAGGAAATTCTTTCTTGAATATATCTCTGCACATCTCAGCAATTTCCATGTGTTCTTTCTGAGTACCATGTGCGGAACGTAAATCTATGTAGTGCACCCATGAACGTACACTACCAGTCATATACAGACGTGTTGGTGTAGCAAGTGGTAGGACAAACCTAGCACACTCTTTTGCTATACCTGAATCAAGCATCTCTTTGTAGAGCTTCATACCATCCACAAAGTGTCTCTGCATTTTGATTTCAAAATCCTGTTGCATCAAAGGATCTACATCATCAATGCTATTCTGTCTATTCTTTGTATCTTGACGGCGTAATGCTGGTAAAGGAATTGTATCTCCCAACAAACTACTATCAGCATACCGTTGTGAAAACTCTTGGTATGTAAATGATCTATGTCTTAGTATCTGTGCTGCTAGACCCCTCGTGGTTTCTATTTCCACTGTCATGTGTGCTTGCTCGAAGACTGACCAATGACCATGCTTTATGCAGTACTTTAGTAATCCACTGACGTTTGGATTGTCTTGGTTCTTTGGGTTGCTGACTCTCGCCACGTAACCCATCATCTCCTCTGCTTTCGGGGTGACTGTTACCAACTTCACTTGTTGCATAATTTTTCTTCAGTGATTTGCGTACTAACTTTGCGTACCTTACCTCGTCCTTAGTATACCATTCTGGATGCTTTTTTGCAAGCTTTATAATTTTCTTTGCCGTTTTTCTCGTGTCCTTTCTCTGACTCTCTTCCATTCCATATCTAATCTCGAAGTTACTAAGTATTTATGCTCGACTTTTTACACAAAAAAATCTGGGAAAAAAATTTCCCAGATTCCTGTAAACCAAAAGTGAAATTTGGTTTTACTATGCAGACACTAATTTCTTAGCAACTTTGACACCACGATACATTAGATCGAAGTTTCTCTGTTGTGCTGCAGCTTGTACCATCTTGCGGTACTCTTCAGAGTCATACTTGACTCCACGGTAAGTGACTTGTGCCATTGGCTTGTCCTCGGTTAGGGTGGA